CCACCGCAGATCGAAGCGAAGTTCCAAACTTAGCAAATCTACTGTCGATGCTGCCGAGCTTGCTTCCTACATTCTTCTCGAACTTATCTACGGACTGCTCACCCTTCTTAAGCTCTCGACGCAGCAATTCCGTGGAGGCATCGATTTTGACAAGCAGTTCGTCAAGCGTTGGCATGTTCTTCCTGAGCCTCTACAATTGACATTACTTCGTGCGGTGTCGCATCCCAAAACTGGGAAGGAGTCCAGTGGAGCGCCAGACAAGTACTTCCCATCAGCTTTCGGTAATTGAGTCGTTCGTGCTTTCGTTTTCCTCTGGCTTTTTTTTTGCTTTGCCGCCACCGCTGACCATGTTCACCAGAAGTATTAAAATCGGGTCCAGAACCGACACGATTCCCTGCTCATAAATAAGCTCTGCGATTTTGTCGGCCTTCATGGCCTGCAGCATTTTGTCGTTGCGATCCTTGCCTGCGGCCTTGATCGACTCGGCAACGATGATGGACATCTCGCTGACCTTGAGACGATGCATGGGATCTGTCATACGAGATCCAAGAGCCACCACCGGCCCCAGCGCGCGTTCAATGGCCTCCACCGCGGTGTATGAAGGACGCATCGGATAAGCTCTGCCATTGAGAAGGATCGGGACCTCTCCCCGTTCAGGATTGGCTTCGCTCATGCAGTAGTTGTTTCCGGCTCAATCAGATCAACAGTCGGGGATTCCGCACAGGTCAGCTGGAATGAGTACGTCGAGTTGTCCTGATCCGGATCGTCAGTCGAGAAGTTCGATACGTACATCGATGCCTGAAAAACAAGGTCATCCAGGTCGTCCGCAAACGGGTCGACGCGAATCTGGTAGTTGGCGGCAACCTGCGGATATACCTGTTGCTGTGCGTAAACCACTTCCAGACCGCTCGCATCCGGAACCTCTAGTTTTCCGGTCACGGTCAACGTCAGGGTCTTTCGTCCCGGCGCCTGAATCGCAATCTGACCTGTGGTCTTGCTAGACTGATCGATCAAGGCCGTAGACCCGTCGCGCGTCAGGCCGGTCTGGCCGGCTATCTGCGTGAACTCCTCAGCGGTCGTGCCGTCTCCGACGAAGACCTTGTATTGATGTCCAAGTTTCTTTGCCATTTCTTGCTTGCTCCATAAACGAAAAAACCCGCACTTAGGCGGGCTATTTCTGACAGTTACTTAAAGTGCTACGGGGTGGTGGTGAAAAATCGAAAATTCACAACGCCGCGCCACCCAGTTGGGATATCGCGGAAGATAGTCTGTGAGTCGAACTGCAGCATCGTGGCGTCAAACCCGGTGACGGTGATCGCCTTGCGATGCAGATCTGTATAAATGGTGCCAAGAATCTGCTTGGTTTCCTTCGCACCTTTCTTATCAGAGAAAACCTGAATCTCGATCTGATGCTCAACGCCGTGGTGTGTCTTAGTATCGGCAGGAAACTCCTGTCCCTCTCCGATCACCACATAGGACGGTGGAGTGTCTTGCGGCACGTCGTCATACACATCGACTGATAGAGCCGCATCCAGCCTGGTATAAATAGCCGTCTGCACAGCCACGCTAGAGCTAGACATCAGAAAAATTGCCGCCGGCTACCCGACGCAATGCGCGCAATGTGGCTTCCCGGATAGCGCGCCTCACACGCTCACGGCGCGCGTTCCATGCTGGACGGACATGCGGACGACGTATCAAACCGCCTCCTTTATGCTTGAATCCGAACTCGAGAAACGTAGCGAAAAAGAACTGATTTCTGTTCTTCTTGCCCATGATGCCGATTCTTGAGAACAGGCCATCCTTGGATATACGAACTTCATAGGCGTCCCTAAGCTTGACCCGTGGCTTACCCTCCCAGTCAAGCGGGGCCGATTCGTCAGAGGACGGCGCGCGCCTGCGTATGTCAGAAACAAGTTCATGAGACTCCACCGCAATGACTTTTTTCAGTTCAGAGGTTACTTCCTCCGGCATCCGTTTCAGCTTTCGCTTGAGCCGCGACGCACCAATGATCCGCTTACTACGAGCCAAGTCCGGTCTCCGCCTCTATACTCAGCCAGCGCCGAGTGCCTTCACGATCCTGAGCTGAGCGAATGTTCATTGTTTTGCCGCTCCAGATGGCCCTGTCGTGCGTCGTAATGGTCAGCCCGTATCGCACAGTGATCAGATAAGTCTCAACCGTCACCTGCCTGCCAAGGCTTTCCGCTTCTCGACCCCTTACTGCTTTCACATTGGCCCACAGGTTGTAGAGCGTCGACCAGGTAACGGTCTGCCCTCCCATACCATCCGATGCGGACGTGGAGCGTTCGATGACGACCCTGTCATTTAGATCACCAGCTTTCATGCGAGTGCTGGATCACGGAACCGGTGGACGAGGTTTTTCACGGTGTCGGACAGCGGATCGGTTCCATCGAACAATGCCTCAACGACCAAGAGCGTCGCAGCCTCGACTACCTTCGGTATTTCCTCTGATTCCGTTGAATCAATGTCCCAGATATCCGGATCAGCCAGTTTCAGGTAATCGATTAAGATCGATGATGCCTGTTCGATCTTCGAATAGATGACGTCGTCAGCGAAATCCTCATCCATCCTGATATGACGTTTCGCAGTTTCGAGATCAACCAGGTTTGTCATGTAGACTTACCGTTCCGGCCGCGCTTCACAGCAAGGCGCCATTCCTTGTTGTACTGTCCGGGCTTTCCCTTCGTCGGCTTGCGACACATCCACATGCTGCCGTCATAAGTCACGCAGTCACCTATGTCATACGACCGATCTTCCTTCCAGATGTCCATGTACAGAGGCACCGGGAAATGGATGCTCTTTTCTTTTCGATACTCGCCTCGCATAAGCGCCAGAGTGATCGTCCGACCGTCTTCGCAAACTGAGAACTCGAAGTCATCCAGGTCGAGAGCGTCCCGGCCGTCCTTCGCTTTAGGCATCCGGTCTGCGATCTTCTGCAAGCTGTCCTGACCTCGCTTCTCGAAGTCCAGTTGCCACTCGGCTTGCATGGACTTCAGCAGAGGAAGGATGTCTGCAACGGTGATACTGGTTCCGTCCTTTCCATTGACTCCGTTAACGCCGTCTTTTCCGTTCACTCCATCGTTTCCATCCTTTCCGTTAGTCCCTTCTTTCCCGTCGACCCCATCTCTGCCGTCCTTGGGAACCGGAATGGGATTCTGGTCAAGATAGGTGCGCACACAGTCGAATATCTGCGCCTCGGTGACCGGCTCGGCGTCTTTACCGTCCTTCGGGACCGGGATCTTGGCCACCTCCGATACCACCAACTCCCGGCAAATCTTGGCGATGTCGCCCTTGCTGCCGCGGAGATCCAAGCGATCGATCACGCTCTTTGCCACCGCCTCCGGGTCGGCGCTCTGGCCGTCTTTTCCATCCTTGCCGTCCTTCGGGATAGGCAGGCGGTTGATCGCGTCGTGTAGTACGCCCTGTGCGCGCCGCTCCAGGTCCAGCACCGCCTTGTCATGGGCCGACTCGAGCAGCGGACGGATGTCGTCAATGGTGATGCTCTTGCCGTCATGACCGTCATTACCGTCCTGTGGCAACGGCATGATGTCGATTGCATTCTGCAGGTACGCTTTAAGTTCCGGCATGACCTGATCGACGGTGACGCTGGTACCGGGCTCGCCCTTCTCGCCGGGATGTCCCTGATCTCCCTTAATTCCCTGCTCGCCCATCTCGCCAGGCGTGCCAGCCTCGCCAGTCTCCCCCTTTGCACCGGCGGGTATCTCTAGAAGCATGGTTTCCAGTTCATCGATTCGTTTCAGTAACGGTAGAACCGCCTGCGCGATCAGCCCCTTGGTAACCTCTCCAGTCACCTTGGCCAGGTCTTGCATCTCACGGTTACTCAGCATGACGCGGCCTTCTGGAAAAGAGCCTGGAATGTGCGGGCCTGTGCATCGGAATCTTCCTCGCTGGGTTCTTCCTCTTCTTCGTCTTCTTCCGGTGCCGACGTCGGCGGAACCTTGGAAGAAAACGGGTCGTCCTGAGCATCACGCTTAGCAAGAGCTTCGAGTGAGAAATTTTGCTGCTGCAAGTACGGGTATTTACCGCCAGGAACCGGGTCGCGGCCAAGCTCTGCTCTGCCCTCGTCAGGCGATATAAGCGCCGCCTTGACCTGTTCCGCAAGGACCTTTGTCTTGGTCATGGAATCCATGCGCAACAAGTCGTACACGTCAAACTCTGTGCCGTAGTGGTTGGGCAATTCCAGTCCAACGTCGAGAAGCGACTCGATGCACTCAATCAATGTCTGCAAAACGTCGTTGTAATACGCCTGCTGCAATGCCTCGATGTTGTTGTAAGTCGGCATTGGGCCGATGCCGATCTTGTAGGCCGGCACGCCGAATGCACGGCATGCATCCTCGCCGGTCCATCGCAATTGTTCGATAAGTTGCGAATCGACAGCAGACATAGAATATGTCTTGTACTCAAGTCCATCGCCAGCGACCGCTGTTTTCCCGATATTGTCTCCTCCGAACTTGGTTTCGAACGCTTCCTTCAACCGAGCAGCCGTGTCATCCGCTATATGACCAGGTGCCGTAAGCATTCCGCCAGGCCTGCTCATATTCTCGAAGAATTTCTCCGAGTTAGCCTGCATCTTGAGGCCCTCGGATGCGGATAGCGCGCAGGCGATCAACGGAGATACGCCTATCAACGGATGCCAAGGGGTTAGATGTACGTCGTGGATGATCTCTGTCGACGGTACTGTTATCTCGCTCTTTACCCCCGCAAAGTTGTCGATCTTCAAACGATAAAAAACCTCGGCACTATCCGACACAAGAGTCTCAACCCTTGATGGGTCAAGCACCTTCATGCTGGTGACCACGCCACGGTTATCGCGTCCTTTCAGGACGTATGTATTGCCGTGAATCAGCTTGGACGTCACCCACTGCTCAAAAAACTTGATTCGCGTCTGGTTCGCATTCGGCTTACGCAGTACAGGTGAGTGCGCAGAATTGGTGATCTCGCGCCATATCCCGTTACTTTTCAGTTCGACCAGACGCAGACCGAGCTTTCCGATATCGCTAGATATAAGACGGATGCACGCGAAAACCGCACTGAACGTGAGCAGCGATTCCTGGGTGACCGGCAATGATTCCTGCTGCCACGCGCCCGGGTGCGTATCCCATATCTGATACCACTTACCTGGACCTGGGGGCGACAGAGCCTTCTTCCGTCCGATCTGAAAACCGAAGATCTTCATTTATTCGGTGGTCTCTGGATCAGGTTCATCGATGATTTCAGGCTCCGGTTCATCCGAGATTTCAGGAACACTTTCGACCATTGATTCCGCCTGCATATCCCGGCGCTTGTACGTGCGCTTTTTCTTTGCTTTCTTTCTTGCGGCCTTCGTTACTTTTGAAAGATTATCCAGCCATTTCTCCGGAAGACCTGCTTCAACTGAAAAACTCACCTCCCCTGTGCACTTTCGAACCTGTCCCAAGACAA